CGAGCTCGATGTTTCCGGCAGCGGCGAGGTTCAGCACGGTCGGGAGCATCTTCATGGACGTCTCCGCGTCATAGCCTGCCAGGGCCATGTAGTTCAGGGCGTCTGCCGCCTCGCTGGCGGAGAACTTTGTGGTCTCACCCATCTGCTTTGCGAAGGAGGACAGTGTGGATATGGATTTGGCAGCTTCGGAGGACTCGTCGTTCAGTTCGTCCACGGTAAAGCCCATCGTGGCGGCGACCTGGGACATGGAGCTCTCAAAATCCGCCGTGGTCTTGACGGAGACGACGCCCAGGGCGACCAGCGGCGCCGTGACCTTTTGCGACAGTTCCTTACCGACCGCGGTCACCTTCCTGCCCAGTTCCTCCATCTTCTGACCGAACGCCGCTACCTGCTGCGCGCCGACGGAACCGAGGTTTCGCGCCTCCTTTTCCAGGCTTCGCAGCTGGCTTTCGGTCTCGGCGATCTCGCGCTGCAGGGCCATGTACTGCTCAGAGTTCTTATCCACCCCGTTTGCGTCCATCCGGGCCTGCGCGTCTTTGAGCTGGGCAAGCTTTTCCTTCGTGTTGGAGATCTGATCCGCGAGGAGCTTCTGCTTCTGGCGCAGTAAGTCGACGTTGCCGGGGTTGAGCTTCAGGAGCTTGCTTACATCCGTCAGCGAGGATTTGGTGCTGGAAACCGCTCTGTTCACATTTTTCAGAGCATTCGACAGCTTCGTAGTGTCGCCGTCGATCTCGATTGTTATACCTTTGATCCGGTCCGCCATGTCCTCACCTCAGAACTTGTCCATATCTTCCTGCGTCGCCCTTTGGCACCAGCCGTCCCAGCCGTCGTTGGCGGCCTCCGTGAACATGTCGAAAACCATGCCGACGCTCAGCAACTCCAGGTCAGAGACAGACAGACCGAGCTGCACACAGCGGAGAAGGAAGATCGCCGTGTTCATGTCCCGGTCTGTCGGCCTTATTTTTTTTTACCGTTTGACGTTGCCGTGGTGTTATCCGCCCAGAGCCCGATAATCTCCGGGATTGCCTCGATGACGGCGGTCGGGCTGTCGAACCCGGCAAGCCAGTCATCAACGGACTCTTTGAGGCCGCCCTGGACGGCCATCACATACGCAAGATTCTCGAAGACTTCAAAATCTGTGACCTCGTTATCCTCGTTAATGGCATGCTGCATCCCGATGAAGAGGTCCTTTTTGAAACAGGAGCGGTAGACGCGCGGGGTCGCGGCATTGGCGACCATCTGCACATCCTTCCCGCCGATCCGCAGGCTTTTCTCCATTATTCCTCATCCCCCTCGGGCACTACGACGGCAGAGAAGAAGCCGTTGTAAGCGGTATCCCCCTCCTTGCATTTGGCTTTGACGATGTTATCCGTCTCACGGGCGGTCGCAGTGATAGAGATCGTCTCCGTCACCGGCTCGATCGTGGAATCCGTAGTATTGGAAGCCAGGGACGGGCGGGTAGCTTTGCAGTTGTAGAGGATGTGTCGGACCGCCTTGTCATCCCCTTCAAACTGGAAGAGGAGCGCGAACGCGGAGGGTTTTGCCGTCGCCACCTCATACTGTAGGCCACTTGCCTCATCGACCAGTTCGCCTAGGACGTCCTTGAGAAAGCTGTCCGGGATCAGCGCCAGTTCCAGGTCACCGGAATATCCGTTGTTGGAGATGCTGGTGTAGTAATCGATATTGTCTGCCCTGAATTTGTTTGTCTCGCCCTCCTGATCGAGGGAAAGGGACACAGCACCCGGCAGGGCGACCGGCGTGCCGTATGTGTCATTTGAGAATACGGCGTAGTAGCATTTGCTCAGACCGTATTTGACCTTGTTCGCCATCATCAAACCTCCATTTCAAACGCGTACATGACCTCATAAAGCTTTTCGCTCTCGATCCACACTTCGGTCTTGTCATAAAAAATGCCGCGCTCATCCAGCACGGCTTCGAGTCGTTGCTCCAGATCCGGGTCCTTCAGATCGGTGTACAGCTCCACATGGACCACGGCAGCCTTGAAATATACCCGGCCATCGGCGGCGAAATTGTCGCTGCCGGGAGTCAGAAAACAGATAAAAGGCGGGTCCGGCGACTCGCCCTCGGCAAAATGGTCGTAGGCATACGGGATGCCGGTTGCCTCCATGATCTGCATGAGTTTATCCATATCCATCAGCGGCTCGCTTTCCGGCAAATGAGCTTCACGCCTTTGCGCTTGTAGTTCATGTGGTTGACGCCGATGATGTCATAGACCTCATCCCGGAAGAGCACCCGGTAGCCGGTGGAGGAGATGACCGAAGACGCGTCGCACCAGCGGACGGTGAAGTCCACACGGCTGTCATCAACGATCAGCCCTGCTGCCGCGTCTTCCCTCGGCGTTTCGCCGCTCACCGTGGCATAGCAGGACAGGTGCGGCTCCCATGTGTTTTTGTGGTTTCCGTGCCTGTCCGTGCTTACGGTGTTTTTCTGTATTTCGATCCGGACGTTCAGAAGGGCGATATTCATCAGAACGCCGCCTTCCTTACCCCGAAGAGGAGGGAACGGAGCGTCAGGGTCAGTTCATGATGATCCGCTTCCTCCCGGTGTTCATAGAGATACGCAACTGCGTAAAGGATGCCGATGCGCATCTGATTCGCGCCGGCGGACAACTCCTCGCCGTCCTCTAGCCGGGCGACCGCCATGCAGAGCTCCTGCGCGGAACTGAGCAGCTGTTCCAGCAGCGCGTCATCGTCATCGAATGTGACGCGGAGATACTGCTTTACCTCCGCAAGAGATACCAGCATGGCGGTCACCTCCGCTTATGATCAGGACGCTTTCATCCGGAGAAGCTGGATGCCCTCGGGGAGGATGACCTTGCCGTCAACGCGCTCGGTCGCGACGTAGCCGATCTGGCCGTTGGTGGCATAGAGCTCGTTCAGGCGCTGCACAGTCCGGCCTGCCCGGTCACCGATCCAGTAGTTCTTAAAGTCACCGAACGCGATGGCAAAGGCGCCGGCTCCCACCGTGGGGGCATAGGGGCTGGTATAGAGATCGTAGCCAAGCAGCTTGTCCGGCTGGCCGGCCTGGACGGAAGGCTGCCACAGATACGCGCCGTTATTGTCCTTCAGCTTACGCAGCAGGGAGACGGTCGCATCGTTCATCAGGAACTTCGCGTTCTTGCGGTAGGGGGACTTCAGTGCATACACCAGGCTGATGATCTCGTCGACGGTGACGGCGCTGACAGAAGCGGCGGTCACACCGACAGTGCCGCCGTTGGCGGTAAAGATACCGGTGGGCTGGTTGGTGCCGGTGCCGACACAGAACGCCTGCTCCTCTGCAATGCCGAAGGCACGGGCGAACTCCGCGGCGATGTAGCTCTCCAGATCAAACTCGGCGTCCTGCAGGAGCTCCACGCTGACACGGATCAGATCAGTCAGCTTGAAGGCATCGATCTGCTTCTGGCCGAAGGTCGGATTGCTCTCGGTGAAGGCCGCGTTTTCAGCGGTCCAGGTCGCAACGGAGTGACCGACGGAGATGGGGATCTTGCGGTCGTGGTGGGTGGTGATGACCTTGGCGAGGGTGCGGATCACATTCGCCTCATCAAGGCCGGTGATGATCTGGCGCTCAAATTCCTCCGGGACGAGGTAACCGCCGTCTGCGTCAACGCTCTCAGAGAGCACGTTGTGCAGCGGAGTCTTGCCGCGCAGATGCCTGCCGAAATCCTCCTTGTACGCGCCGGAGGCACGGCCTGCCTTCTCGGGGGCGGCAGCGCGTTCCGGCTTCTCGGTAATTGGTTTGTTGAGCGGCTTGGAGAGCTCGGCCTCATAGGATTCCCGGCGCTCCATGCGCCTGATCTCCTTGGTCAGGTCGTCCAGATCCTTTTCCATGCTGGCGTAAGTGGCGTCATCCTCGGCGGACAGGACGCCCTTGTCGTTCCTGTGGGTGTCGAGGAAGCCCTCCATCGTGTTCCACAGGGCGGCACGCTTAGTACGCAGTTCGTTGATAGTCATGGTCGTGATTCTCCTTTTCAGATGTATTTTTTGATGGTGGCCAGCCGCGCCTTGAGCTCGTCAACGGAACGGCCTTCGGGTTTTGCGGGTTCATCCTCCGGAATCAGGGCAGTTTTCTCCGCAATCTTGTTGAACAGGGTGTTTGCGGCTGCACGGCTGGAAAACGCATAGGCAGCCACCTCCGTGGTAGCTTTCTTTTCATCCTCCAGCATGTCGTCGGCAAAGCCGAGCTCTATGGCTTTCTTTGCGTTCATCCAGGTTTCCGCATCCATGAGATGTGACAACCTGGAACGGGAGAGGCTGGTCTTGATCTCGTAGGCGTTGATAATGCTCTCCTTGACCTCCTCCAGCATTTCAATGGCCTTTGCCATATCTGTGTGATCGCCATAGGCGATGGTTGCGGGGTTGTGGATCATCATCAGCGCGGTGGGCGCCATAAGCACCCTGGTTCCGGCCATCGCAATGACCGAAGCGGCAGAGGCCGCGATACCGTCGATCTTCACAGTGATATCGCCCTTGTAGTCCATGAGCATGGCGTAGATCTGGCTTGCCGCGATACAGTCGCCGCCCGGCGAGTTGATCCAGATGGTGATCGGCCCGGTTCCGGCGAAGAGCTCCTCCTTAAACATTGCGGGGGTGATATCGTCATCAAACCAGCTCTCCTCCGCAATGGTGCCGTTCAGCTCAAGTACGCGCTCGGCTTCCTGTTCCGTGTCCGCCGTGTTCTTCCACACCCAGAACTTCCTGGTCTTCATCGGTGTCGTCCTCCTTTCCGTTATCGGTATAAGCAAAAGCCCCCGCGTCCTTCAGCGGGAGCATGTTGCCGTTAATGAGATACAGATCGCCGCCCTCCTCCGTGGGGATGCGGTCGAGGTTCTCGAGCTCGCGGATATCGTTAGCGGACATCCATCCGTTCTGGCGGCCGATTGCATAGCCGTTCATACGGCTCTGGTAATCCCCACGCAGCAGCCCCTCAAGGTTGAACTTGACATAGTAGCTGCGCTTTTCCTCCGGGGACAGGAGCCGCCGCATGATGGACTGCTCCCAGCGCACCACCCAGGGGTCGAGGGTGTATTTTACGAACTCCAGCGACTGCTGCTCAATATTGGAAAAGCTCGACTTTTCAAGGTCTCCGACCATGTGCGGAGGCACCCTGAAAATTCGAGCGATTTCGTTTATCTGAAATTTGCGTGTCTCTAGGAACTGTGCCTGTTCCGGGGCAATGGTGATGGGCGTGTATTTCATGCCCTCCTCCAGCACGGCGATCTTTCCGCTGTTGGAGCTGCCTCCGAACTGGCTCTGCCAGGCCTCGCGGACGCGGCTCGGGTCTTTGATCGTCCCCGGGTGCTCCAGCACGCCGGAGGGGGCGGCACCGTTGGCGAACCACTTAGCTCCGTACTCTTCAGTGGCGATGGCCAGGCCGATGGCGTTCTTCGCCATAGCGATGGGGCTGTAGCCGACCAAACCGTCAAAGCCCAGACCGGGAACATGGAGCACATCCTCCGGGTGGAGGATCACCGTGCTGCCTTTCATGGCCGGAGCCTCACCTTCCGAGCGCGTGTACGAGTAATAGAGCTGGCCCTTCTCGTCCCGGTCAACGGTCATCTTATTCGGCATCAGGGGGTATAGCGCCACGACTTCGCCTTTGCCGTTGCGGATGATCTGGGCATAGGCGTTGCCCCACAGAAGCAGGTGTGTCATGAGCGTTTCCCGGAAGACAAAGGAACTCATCTCCGGGTTCGGCTCGTCATGGAGCAGCAGATACAGCGGATGGTCCGTTGCCTTCTCCTTACCACCGGCCTCGGTGTATCTGTAAAGATGGAGCGGTAGTCCCGCGATCGCCTCGGCAAGGATCCGAACGCAGGAATAGACCGCCGTCATCTGCATGGCGGACCGTTCCGTCACAGCCTTCCCCGAGCTTGAACCGCCCATGTAGAAGGAATAGGCGCTGCCTGCTGTGCGGTTTGTGGGCTTGTCTCTGGAGCGGAAAAGGCCGGAGAATATGCTCATGGGAATCATCCTTTCAAAATATAGGTTGAATTTTGCCTATATTGTGCTATACTTAAAGTGGAGGTGATCATTATGACCTTTGATACCAGCGCTGTTTTCACGGCAACCGAAGCGAATCAGAACTTCTCCAGAGTTGCTAAAATGGCTGAGAAGAAGGGCCGCGTAATCGTGTTTAAGCAAAACCGCCCCAAGCTGCTGGTTATAGATCTTGATACAGAGCCGCAGATCGAAATGACTGAGGATGAAAAGATCCGCTTTGTGGCTGAACGCATCTTGCGTGAGCACAGAGCGGCGTTTGAGGAGCTGGCGAAATGATCAGGTTTTCAAAAGATAAGGTGCTCCTGCTGCACAAGTTGATGGCGGAAGCGACCGGCGGGAGCGTCGGAATTCGCGACGAAGGCCTGCTGGACGCGGCGCTTGAGAACGCGTTCGCGGGGTTTGGAGACAGAGAGTTTTACCCGACAAAGGAAGAAAAAGGCGCCCGCCTTGGCTTTGAGCTGATCTCAAACCATGCCTTCGTTGACGGGAACAAGAGGATCGGCATGTATGTTATGCTGTCCTTCCTGGAGATGAACGGCATACGGATCCGCTGTACGGATGAAGAACTGGTGCTTGCCGGCCTTTCCGTTGCCGACGGCAGCATGGGCTATGAGGAACTCCTTAAGTGGGTTACGGAACACAAGGAATAATAGCGCCTAAATAAAAAGCAGCCCGCGGCTGTCATATACGGATTCGGCGGTGTCGTTACCGCAGCGAATGGCTCTGTCAAGTGCCATCACTGTGGCGACGGCACCGTCAATCTTTTCCGTGGACTTTTCCTTATCCGGTTTGATGTTCCCGGCAGGGTCGCTGCGGATGTAGATGTTGTCCATCATCCAGCGGAGTACGGGTTGCCCGCCGTGCGCAATCCTCTTTTCCAGCACGAGCTTCATAAGCTCTTTTGTCGGTGGGGACATATCCTTGAAGCCCTGTCCGAACGGGACGACCGTAAAGCCCATGCCTTCCAGGTTCTGAACCATCTGGACGGCGCCCCACCGGTCAAAGGCAATCTCCCGGATGTTGAAACGTTCGCCCAGTTTCTCAATGAACTGCTCGATGTACCCGTAGTGAACGACGTTTCCCTCGGTGGTCATCAAGAAACCCTGCCGCTCCCAGATATCGTAAGGAACATGGTCGCGACGGACGCGCAGACCCATGTTTTCTTCCGGGATCCAGAAGTATGGCAGGATCACATATTTGTCCTCACTTTCTCCGGGCGGGAACACCAGCACAAAGGCCGTGATATCCGTGGTGCTTGAAAGGTCCAGCCCGCCATAGCAGACACGACCTTCCTGTTCGTCCTCGTCGACCGGGAACGCACAGGCATCCCATTTGTCCATCGGCATCCAGCGTACCGACTGCTTGACCCACTGATTCAGCCGCAGCTGCCGGAAAGCATTCTCTTCTCCGGGATTCTGCTGTGCCGACAGGCAGGCTGCTTTCACCTTGTCCAGGCCGACTGTGATACCGAGGGAGGGATTGGCCTTTTTCCACACCTTCGGATCCGTCCAGTCCTCATCTTCCGCGGCGCCGTAAATGACCGGGTAGAAAGTGGGGTCGTTCTTCCTGCCCGCCTGGATGTCCAGGGCTTTCTGATGCACCTCGTAACAGATACTGTTCGTGTCATTTCCGGCTGTGGTGATCAGGAAGTAGAGCGGCTGCATCCGCGCATCCCCGGAGCCCTGGAGCATGACGTCAAAGAGCTTCCGGTTCGGCTGGGTATGCAGCTCGTCAAAGATGACGCCGTGGGTGTTGAAGCCGTGCTTGTTCGCTACATCCGCCGAGAGCACCTGGTAGGAACTGTTGGTGGGCAGATATGTGATCTTCTTCTGAGACTCCAGGATCTTCACCCGCTTGGAGAGCGCGGGAGAAAAGCGAACCATGTCAACGGCAACATCAAAGACGATCTTCGCCTGGTTGCGGTCAGCGGCGCAGCCGTATACCTCGGCGCGCTCCTCGCCGTCACCGCAGAGGAGCAGAAGCGCCACAGCAGCGGCAAGCTCGGATTTGCCCTGCTTCTTAGGGATCTCAATGTAGGCGGTATTGAACTGCCGGTAGCCGTTGGGCTTGAGGATGCCGAACAGATCGCGGATGATCTGCTCCTGCCAGTCGATCAGTTCAAACTTCTTTCCGGCCCAGGTTCCTTTCGTGTGGCAGAGGGACTCAATGAACATGACGGCGTAGTCCGCCGCCTCCTTGTCGTAATGGGAGGTCTTCGCCATGAACTGTGTGGGCGTATACTTTTTCAGTTTTCTCATGGGCCATCTCCTCATAAAAATGCAGCCGACACCGGAACCGGTGCGACTGCCATAAGCGGAAACAGGCCTTTGCGGCCTGCCTCCGGTGTATTTCTTTCTTAACTCATCCTCTCGTCTGATGCAGGATTGAGAGGATCTTTTCCTGCTCTTCGGCGCTTATTCCGATGCTCTCCAGCGCCTGACGCGTACCGCAATCCGGGCAGATGAGCGTCTCGTTGTCTGTCCGGGACAAGGCAGGCGGCTCGAGGTAGCTCTTTCCGCAGAGTGGGCAGACACGCAGTTCTCTTACATTATCCTTCATATTGGTATCCCTCCAGACTCGCTTTGAACGCTTCCGAGATCTTCTTCTGGTCGAACCCGAACGCTCGATAACCCTGCCGACACACATCCACATAGTATCTTGCCGGAATCCCGAAGGGTCTGCTCTCATCCATGATATAGACGAACACGGTGCGTATCCGTGTCTTTCCGCTCCTGATCCCGGTGATGGGGAGCATCATCTCCGCCTTGTAGTAAAAGCGCGGGTATCCCTCATAGTGATCCAGCGCCAGCTCGTCCTCGGCAGTCACTTCCCACGCCGCCACGGGGACACTCTTGCCCTCGCAGGGTTCAATCGTCAGGTAAGCCCCGGTCTGGCTGCCCTTGAACAGGAGCCTATAGTCCGGGATTTCGCCCGTCCCAATGATCCGCGCCGAAGGGCAGCGCATCCGCATCTGTAGAATGTTGAGGTTGCTGCCGTAGGCGATGTAGTATCTCTTTGCCATAATCCTTGCCATCCTTTCCGGGGACATTACCCCTTCTACCACCGAAAGCCCGCCGTTCAGCGGGTTCGGGGGCCTCTGGGCTGCGTCCTTCAAGCGGCGGCTCTGCCATGCCGGAAGGCTGTGTCTCCGTCTAGGTTGCGGGTCAGGAAGTCTCTCGCGGTGGCGAACTCCTCGCCGATGAAGCCGAGCCTCAGGAGCCAGGTGCGCATCGCGTATTTGGGGTTCTCGTTCTGCTGGGGCTTGGGGCTGGCGCTGCGGACCTCCTTCGCCATCTGGCTGAGTGCGAGGCAAAGCTGAATGTAGCTTTTGAGCTGGCCGGCGTGGATGCCGTTCTGGCGGGCTCTGTCCGGTGCATCAAACTGGAAAAGGCGGAACTCAATGGTGCCTTTGGTGAAGGTGGCGTGGAGGTTGAGCATGTGGTAGCGGCTGTCATTGTAATGCTGGTCCCTGCCGTAGTTGGCTCCGTTGCCTCTGTACCAGACATCCGCAAGGGCTGCCATTGTCTGGGGCTTTCTGCGATTGAGCGTCCGGAGGAAGTCGGGATCGACCGTCCGGCAGTAGCGGTTTATGCGGCCGCGGTCGAGGCGCAGGGCGTCAGCCAGGAGGCTTTCGTGGCTTGCCATGATGTTGGCGAGGTTCCGCAGGGTCTGCGGCGTGTGGCCCTTGGCTCCGATGTGGATGTGGACCCCGCAGCCGCGGGTGGCGTCGCTCTTCGCGCCGGCCTTGCGGAGCCTTCTGCAAAGCTCCTGCAGGGTCTCAATGTCCTCGTAGCAGAGGATCGGTGTAACCAGCTCGGTCTTCTCGCTGTCCGGTCCGGCAATACTGACGTCCCGCTGAAATTTCCATTCGCGGCCGGAGGCGTCCCATGCGCTCCAGGTGTAGTAGCCGTTGCGGCGGGCGGTATCCTCAAAGCGGTCGGTGCCGAAGAACTCGGCAGTGAGCTTCGCGGCGGCCTGGCGGGTGATGCTGTTCATCTCGATCTCGACCCCGATGGTCTGCTTTTTCATCTCGCTGATCTGGCATTCGGTTCTCTCTGTCATTGTCTTTTCCTCCGTTTTCCGGGGCTGTCTGCTCCCTTTTGGTAGTGTATTAATCACTCTTTTCGGAGGATATGGCAAGACAATTCGAAGCCATATACTGCACAAAAATACAGCGGGAAAGTTGTGTATTTCTGCGGGTTTTAGACCTTTCTGACAAGGTCCTCCCCGTAGACCACGTTCAGCCCGGAACCGTTGTCCCATCGCATCAGGAGGGAGCCGGTATCGTCCACGCCGAGTACCGTTCCGAATGTTCCGATGGGTGGTGCCTGGACATCCTCCATGCGGAGAAGTTCCACGCGGGTGCCCGCCGGATAATCCCGACGGACGCGCTCGACCGTTTCTCTGGACGGAAATCTCATGCCTGCGCCTCCTTTGCCTCCTCACGCTTTACTTTCTGTGCCGCGCTGAAAGCGTCCGCTTTTTCCTTGCTGGGGAAGGCGGCGCTGCCGGAGAGCTTCTTCAACAGGAGCTTCCGCTGATCCTTGCTCTCCGCGCCGATGAAGCCGAGCCGGAGGAGGAAACCCCGGAAGGCATACTTCTCGCTCTCCACATCCCTCTCCGTAGCGGTGACGCGCTTTGCCTCCTTCGCCATTCGGCAAAGGGCCGCGATGAAAGCGGTGTAGGCGCTTGTCTCTTCCGGACTGGGCATGGTATCCCACCAAGGGAAGGCGACCGCCCCGTCCCGCGTCTGAACCGTGAGCCGGTCAGCGCCGAGCGCCTTGCGGATCAGGTTTGCCTTGCTGTCGATCAGCTTCGTGAGACGGTCAAGGCTGTCAGGCTCAAAACCATCCAGCGGGAGGAGGATCTGCAGGCCAGTGTCGGGAAGCTCGGCGGGTTCCTCCGCGGCGGCAGTCTCTGTTTCGGGAGCCTCCGCGGTGAAGCCTTCCGCCGTCAGGGCCGCGATCAGGTTTTCGACAGTCTCGCTGTCGGTGCGGTCGTCGAAGCTGACGCGGCCGCTCTTGTCGATGTGGAAGAAGTCCACCCGGTAGGCGCAGGACGGAACGCCGAGGTATTTTGCCTCCGCTCCCGTGAAGCCGCTGATGGCTTTGACCAGGCGCTTGCGCTCCGCTCCGGTCACATTGTAGTCAAGGGTAAAAGTGCTCTGGGTCATGATGAAGGTCCTCCTTGTTTTTGGTAGTGTATTCATCACTCCGCAGCTGATAAATAGCAAGTCATTTCTCGCAAAACAGGAACATTCTACGTTATCCACAATTCTATGGTTGGGGACAATATATCTTCACCCGGACGCCGCGCTCCTTGCATTTGTCGATGACGAATTTCGTCCCGCGAGACTTGCCATCCCAGAACGCCATAACAAGGTCAGCGTGCTCAATGATGGTAATGTTGCGGCGAAGTGGAGCGTTCCGCCCGTACTTGTCATACTCCGGTAGGAACTCAGTAAGCTTGATACCGTGAGCAATCGCGTACTCCCTGGCGCTGGTATCCACGCCCCTTGCCCCTCCGCTGATGATTTCCGTGACCCCATCCGGCAGATATTTCCCAAGATCGTCGATACTGAGGTTTCTGGAGCCGACCACGGCCACCTTCATATAAATCACTCCTTAAAATAGATTGCGTCACTACTGCGTCATAGTTTCGCCATTTCTACGCAAGATTATATTCTGACGATATAATTCAGTCAATCTTGCGTCAAAGGAGCGTCGGTGACATGAAGGACAATTTGCCGCGATTTACCCTCAGGATCCCACAATTATTGCTGGATAAGCTCGGTTTTATCGCAGAATATGAAGGCCGGACGAAGAATAAGGAAATCGAACAGCTCATCAAGCGCCGGGTTGAGGAGTTTGAAGAGATACACGGAAAAATTGAAATAGGTGGGAGCGAGACGGACGAGTAATGTTCATCTCGCTCCTTTTTCTATAGAATGTTTATTCATGCTCCACCTCTTTCACAAGGTCGGCATACGGGATCTTCTCCCCGTTTCGTTCCACAAAAACATCCTCCGGGGCAATGCCGTTCTCGACAGCCCTACGGAGAATCACGGATGCGTATTTTTCATCCAGCTCCATCATGAAGCAGATGCGGTTTGCTTGTTCACAAGCCATCATCGTGGAGCCGGAGCCCCCGAAGGTATCCAGCACGATAGCGTTTTCCTGGGTGGAGTTGCCGATCGGATACGCCAGCAGATCCAGCGGCTTGCTGGTCGGATGGTTCTCATTCCGCTTAGGCTTGGCGTAATTCCAGATGGTCGTCTGCTTCCGGTCAGAGTACCAGGGATGTTTCCCATTCTGCAGGAAACCGTAGAGCACAGGCTCGTGCTGCCACTGATAGTCTGAGCGTCCGAGAACCAGGGAATCCTTTACCCAGATACAGCAGCCGGCAAGGTGGAAGCCGGCATCGATGAACGCACGACGGAAATTCAGCCCCTCGGTGTCCGCGTGGAACACATAGGCTGCACCGCCCTTTTCGAGACAGCCAACCATGTTTTTGAAAGCGGACAGTAAAAAGGAATAGAATTCCTCGTTCTTAATGGAGTCGTTCTGGATCGTGAGTCCGCTGGCGCTCTTGAAAGAGACGCCGTAGGGCGGGTCGGTCACGACCAGATTGGCTTTCTTTTCTGCCATCAGCTTTGCCACATCCTCCGCGGAAGTGGCATCGCCGCACATGAGCCGGTGCCTGCCGACCGACCAAATATCTCCGCGCTCCACGAAGGAGGCTTTCTCCAGAGCGGCGGACAGGTCGAAATCATCATCGTTTATGTCATTGTCATTGGCGCCGTAGAGCGCAGCCAGTTCTTTTTCATCAAAAGCGGTGAGGGACATATCGAAGCCCATCTCGACAAGAGACTCGATTTCCACAGCCAGAAGTTCCTCGTCCCAGCCCGCATCCAGGGCGGAGCGGTTCACAGCGAGGATATACGCTTTCTTCTCGGCTTCCGTCATGCCCGTGAGCATGACATAGGGCAGTTCTTTCATGCCTTCCGCTTTTGCCGCCTCCACACGCCCATGCCCGGAGAGGATAGTGAAGTTCTCGTCAACCTCCACGGGATCGCCGTAGCCGATGCCCCGGTAGATCGAGCGGAGCTTATTGATCTGCTCCTTGCTGTGCGTCCGGGCGTTATTGGCATAGGGTATGAACTTGTCAACGGGTGCCATCGGATAGTCCTTGGCAAACACCTTTATTTCACTCATTTACCTGCCCTCCCTGGCTCTCAGGAGACGCTCCATCAAATCGTCCTGCGGAGCGGGGTTGCTGTAATCGATACTGCAGTTCTCCTTGACGATCTGGAAGATCTCATTCCAGAGCCGCACCGCCTGATTCATATAATTGATGCCGATGTTGATAAACGGAGACGGGATTGGCTTGCCCGTTGTGGGGTGCTTGGATAGGAAGCCGAGCTTGTTGGTCATCTCCTCACACTGAATCCACCGGGCGGAGCACATGGCGTACCGCTCGATCAGCGCGGGAGAAACTTTCGCGGCGCATCCGATTTCCTTCAGCCACTCCCAGGTTTCGGCATAGATTTCCTTTGCCTGCAGCGGAGTACCATCACGCTGATCGGCAGAGAGGAATTCATGGGGTTTTGGCATCTCGACGCCTTCCACTTCCGGGATGTCGAGCACCGCAAGCCGTCTGCCGCCGGGATTGCCGTTGGCAGCTTTATCTTTCACAGCGCTTTTCTTGCGTCCGGCGCCAGGCCTGGCGCCGCCGTGACCGCCGATGTTATTGCTTTTTGTGGGCATGCTTTTTATCTTCCTTTCCAGGGACCCTTAATAACCCGCTTGAAATCGCCTTTTTCACACGCGAAGGGGGCCGACGGTCTTCGTCAGGGTCCCACACAGAGATTTGACCCGCCCCTGGACTGTACCCCAAAAACTAGACAGCCATTGATTGAAATTCGAAAGTGAGGAATCAAATTCATAAACAAAAAGCAGAGCGAGGAATCAAAATTATGAACAAACTTGAATTCGAGCATCCAAATCTATGAACAGATATGGTAGAATAATCATGTTTGAATTCTTTGCTCTGCGAAGGAGGAACAATGGCTACTGAAGGTAAAAAACGCGGCGGCGCTCGACCTGGGGCTGGCCGGAAAAAGAAAACGCCGGAAGGGACGTACGAACATGCTACGTTCACTGCAGAGCAACTCAAAGAACTGACGGACTCACCACATGTTGCGTACGTCTCCAGCAAGACGGTATCTTACACAAAAGCATTCAAAAATGCTGCTTGGCTGCGGTATTGCGATGGAGCCGACCCTATTCAAATATTCATTGACGCGGGGCTGAATGTCGAGGCACTGGGAAATGCTCGTATCCACGGCTTTTTCAAATTGCTCAGGGAGGCCAAGGAGAAGGGACTCCCATTTACCGAAGGCAATGAACCATATCCTGGTGACGGGGAAAAGCAGGTGTCTCTGCCGACACCTCCATCTCGCGCAAAACGCGGTCGTCCGCCGGTTATGACCGATTCAGAAGTTAGCAAACTTGCCGCTAAGGTGGCGTACATGTCACAGGAGTTGGAGTTTCTAAAAAAAATTATTTTAGCGGAAACCAAGGGGAAGTAGCCATGTTCATGACCGGCTCTCCTAATGTGCGCTATGAGATTATTGGGGAAACCATAAGCCGTGATGACAATCTCCTGAACATTTCTTATCTTTGCGAGATCGCCGGGGTCTCTCGTTCAGGCTTCTATTACTGGAAGAGAAAGAAGGAATCCCGCACCGCGGCGGAAGAACAGGATTGCAAAGATTTCGAACTTATCCTGGCGGCGTTCAAGCATCGAGGCTATGACAAAGGAGCGCGCGGGATCCATATGCGCCTTCTTCATCAGAATCCGCCGGTCATCATGAATCCTAAAAAGATCCGGCGCCTTATGAAGAAGTTTCATCTCTGCTGCCCGATCCGGCGTGTAAACCCGTATCGTATGCAAGCCAAGAGGTTGCAGGAAAACAGGGTCGCTACCAATATTCTCAATCGTCAATTTACAGCCTACGGCCCGAGGCGCATCTTGCTAACGGACATCACATATATTCCGCGTTATTCTCATCACGGTGCAGGAACAACGCAAAAATATACATACGTCTGTGTGATCATGGACGCATACACAAAAGAAGTGCTCTCTTGTATATGCAGTGTGTCGTGCGAGACTGACTTTGTGCTGGACACCATAAACCAGCTCATAGAATTGCATGGAGTCGAGCTCAAAACCGATGCTCTGATCCATTCAGATCAAGGCTGCCAGTATACAAGCACAAGATTCGTCGCTCTGTTGAATGATTACGGTCTTCGCCAATCCATGTCACGGCGTGGAAACTGCTGGGATAACGCTCCGCAGGAAAGCCTCTTCGGCCACATGAAAGACGAGATTCGCATCAATGGTAGCGATGGTCACTGTGAGATAGAGCGTAAGGTGCTGGATTGGATTGATTACTACAATAACGATCGCTACCAATGGGGCCTCGCAAAACTGTCGCCGGTTGAGTATTACAAGTATGCAACTACCGGGGAATACCCTATTCCTGTTACAGGGAGCCTCACCTTGGAGTAATGGCTAAGACACTTCACATCAAGCTTGCAATTCGGATTTCAAATCTGTATTTTTTGTCCAAAGTTTGGGGTACCCTTCACCCCGGGGGATCAGAAAGGTCAATTCGCTCTTGCAATCTGATAGAATTGTGGTATAATAATGTCAGAATTGTCTCAAGGAGGTTCTTGCTATGCTGATCAAACCTTCCACGGCTCTGCGGAACGACTACACCGCCATCTCCGACCTGGCGCATGAGGAAGCGGAGCCCATCTACATCACCAAGAATGGTGAAGGGGATATCGTCGTCATGAGTATCGAGGCTTTTGAGCGCCGGGAAGAGCTCTTCAAATTGAAAGCAAAGCTCGCCGCTGCGGAAGAACTTCGTCTTGCCGGACACGCGGGCGTTTCTCTCGATGAGTCCCGTGCCAGACTGGAGAGGATCTATGGCTGAGAAAACCTATGCCGTCCAGATCCTTGATCCGGCGCAAGGGGAACTGGAAGAAATCGCGCGGCTGTATCTGTCCCTTGTCGGGGCCGAATCCGCCCGGAGGATTACGAATAAGATTTACGACGCGCTGGGGCAGCTGACGCGGTTTCCGCTTTCGGGACCGCCCATGCGCGAGGCAGAACTGCGTAACCTTGGATACCGATTCCTGGCCGTGGAGAAGTACATCGTGATCTACCGTCTGATCGGGGACACCGTTTTTGTGTACCACGTCTTCGACGGCCGCTCGGATTACCCCACGCTCTTCCGCTCCGAGCTCTTCAAGTGATCAGTACCGGTACACCGGGTCGTGATCCTCGCGGCGGGTCTTCTCGCTGTGGTGTTTATGGCAGAGCGCCTGCCAGTTGCTCTCGTCCCAGAATAGGACGGGATCGCCGCGATGCGCTTTGATGTGGTCGACGTCGGTGGCCTTTACGTAGAGTCCTTCCTTGAGGCACTCCACACACAGCGGGTGCGCTTCCAGGTAGCGCTTCCTGGCTTTTTGCCAGCGGGAGCCGTAGCCCCGGACGGCGGCTGACCGTACCTCCTCGGGATGAAGGGCGATATGTTCCTCACAGTATTTCTTCCCCCTTGGCACCAGCCTCGGACAGCCGGGTTGGGCGCAGGGGTGATCCGGTATGCGCGGCAAGCGCAGCACCTCCCTCAGTTTCCAGCGGAGAATATACCAGCACTGCTCGGCATAGCTGACACGGCGGTATGGCATTGCATTCTCCCTCGATCCGTGGTATACTGCGTCCCACTGAAGGAGGTGTCCGTATGGAGAAATTCATTCCCTACGAAAAGCTCTCCAAAAAGAAACAGCGGGAGCTTGACAGAAAACGCAGAAACACATGGGGCAGCCTCAGCCCGGTCACCCGGAACACGGCGAACCCCAAGGCGTACAACAGACAGAAGGCACGGAAGTGGAATCGTGATGATTACCCGACCGTGCCTTCTGCATTATGCGCGTGAAAAGCCCCGCGTAGATAACCGCGAGGCTCATTACGCTTTTTGCTGATTATACTATATCACAAAGGCAATAAGCTCATCTCGGTTCAAAACGGGTCAATTTTCGATTTGAATGAATTTTTCCGGCAGGACAGCGTGGTCAAGTGCGGATCTGTGCCGGCGTTTGACCGTGCTGACGCTCTCGTTCAGTTCATCCGAAATCTCCTCCCAGGTGAGATTGTGTACGTACCGGTAACTGAGGATCATGCGCTCGTCTGTGTCGGGGACTGCCGCGATGACGCCGCGGATCTGCTCTTTGAGACTGACCAGCAGATCGATCTCGGAATTGATCTTTTCCTCCAGAGCCATGATCTTCTCCACGCTGCGGACAAAGGGTGCTTCCGCCGGACGGGAGGTTTGCACCCTGTCCCCAAGCACCGGGGAGGAGATGCTCCCCATCATCTTCCGCAGAGTCGACACCTCCCGGATATTGCTGTCGATTCTCTGGTCAAGCCTGTATGCCTGGGAAAGATAATCTCTAATCGTCATTGATACCAGCCTCCTGTTTCAGCTTCCGCAGTATGACGCTTCCGTCCACACTGGTCAGTTCCTCAAACCACTCGGAGCGGAAGAACCGCTCACACTCGTCCCTCATCTGCTTCGTGGCCTCATATCGGGGCCGTTTTTTCAGCGTCTTCACCGCCTTGCGCCAATCCTTCACCGCCTGGAGGACGATGGCGTTGGCGAGGTTTTCATAAGCGTCGGTCATGCCAGCACCACCTTTACGGCGTCGATCAGGGCAGACTGCGTATCGTCCTTGCCCTTCAGCGCATTCACGATCCTGCCGTCGATAGTGCCCCTGGTCACAATGTGGATGACGGAAACGGTTTCTGACTCCTGCCCCTGGCGGAAAAGCCTGTCCACGGTCTGGGTGTAAAGCTCCAGCGACCACGGGATCGAGAACCAGACGATGGTGCTGCCGCCATGCTGAAGATTCAGCCCGTGACCGGCGGAGGCGGGATGTATCAGCATCACGGGGTACTCGCCGCTGTTCCATCTGCGGATATCCTCGGGCTTGTCCAAGCGGGCGAACGGGATATGCAGCTTATGGAGCCGCTCGGATATGCGCTCCAGGTCATGCTTGTACCAGTAGGCGATCAGAAGCGGACTGCCGTTGGTGGACTCGATGATATCCTCCAGCGCGTCCAGCTTCCGGTCATGGACAGCGGTGACGGAGCCGTCGTCGGCATACACAGCGCCGTTGGCCATCTGGGAGAGCTTGCCGGAGAGGGACGCCGCGTTCGCCGCCGTGACCTCGCCGTCGGGGAGCCGCAGGAGCAGGTCCCGCTTCATGGCGTCGTATTTCTCACGCTCCGCCTCGTCCAGGGTGACCGTGTATTCCGATGTGACCAGCTCCGGCATATCCAGGAAGTCCGTGGACCGCATGCTGATGGTGATGTCACCGATCCTGCGATAGATCTCGTCCTCCGCGCCGAGAAGCGGCTTATAGCTGTAGATGATATTGCCGTTACGCCTGTCCGGGGCGAAGAAGGCTTCACGATACCTTCCGATAAATCGGCCGAGCCGTTCGCCCATGTCCAGGCATCTGTATTCCGCGAAGAGATCCATCAGGCCGTTGCTGCTGGGCGTTCCGGTCATGCCCACCACGCGCTTCAGTTTAGGCCGGACCTTCATGAAGGCCCGGAAGCGTTTTGACTGCCAGTTCTTGAAGCTGGACAGCTCGTCCAGCACACACATATCGTAGTCAAAGGGCAGACCGCTTTCTTCCACCAGCCAGGGTAGATTTTCCCTGTTGATGATGAACACCTCGGCGTCAGCCCTCAGCGCGGCGAGGCGCTCTTCCCGGGTGCCGACCGCGACGGAGAAGCGGAGGTCAGACAGATGGTCCCATTTGCGGATCTCGTCCGGCCAGCTGTTGGTGCAGACGCGGATGGGAGCCACCACCAGCACCTTCCGAATCTCAAAGCTGTCGTGCAGCATATCGTCGATGGCGGTCAGCGCGATGCTCGTTTTGCCGAAACCGCACCCAAGCAGGATGGCGGAGACGGGATGGGTCTCTATATAGTCGATTGCGTATTTCTGATACTCATGGGGTCTGAATTCCATCAAGGATTCCTCCAATCTGCTCCGGGGCGTCAAGGACGTAAACCTTGAAGCCCAGGCGCGTCAGCATCTCATGTCTCGCGGTCTGCAGCGGGCGCGGCTTTTTGCCGGGAGCCTTCACCTCCACAAAGCCCAGCCTCCCATGAGGGAGGAGGACCATGCGGTCGGGCATTCCATCATAGCCGGGGCAGACCAGTTTAGGGCAGACGCCGCC